GCATGTCGATGATGTGTGTCGTGCTATCAAGATGGTGATTGATGACGGGGACTTGAATACCACATACAACATTGGGTCAGGTAAACCTACTACCATTGCAGATATCATTGATACTGCTGCTGCCTGTTTGGGTACTAGATCTCATATAGATAGCATCGAACCTCCAAAGTTTCACAAGGATGTCCAGACTCAGGACTTCTATCTAGATACAAGTAAACTACAGGAGTTGGGGTTCAAACCCACCATGGATCACGTTGAGATTGTTGAGTCACTATGTCTCTGAAGAATAAGGTCGCAGAGTTCGTCGAATACTTAGAAGGAGACGGAGAAAAACTATTCCCTTACATGGCAAATAAGGGGTGGAAGCATGGTGACAATGTTTATTATTCTGGTCCCTATTGGGATGAGAAAGAACCCATTGCTGCTATCACCACCCTGCTAGAGGGTAAGTGGTTGCCTGCTGGTGAAGAAGTCAACAAATTTGAACGTGCTTTCTCTAAGCAGTTTGGATTTAGTCACTCAATCATGGTGAACAGTGGATCATCTGCCAACCTGGTGATGATTGCTGCTCTCAAGAAGTATTTTGATTGGCATGATGGTGACGAGATCATCGTCTGCACCTGTGGTTTCCCTACCACTATCAATCCCATCATTCAGAACGGTCTCAAACCAGTATTTGTAGACATCAACTATGATGATCTCAACTGGGACCTTGATCAACTAGAGTCTAAGATCACTCCCAGAACCGTGGCGCTTTTTTCTTCGCCTGTTCTGGGAAATCCCTATGACTTCGATAAGTTCATCGAGATTGTCAATAGGAATAACCTGAGGTATATCGCTGACAACTGTGACTCGCTCGGTTCCAAGTGGCGAGGAGAGTTGCTTACCAAACATGCCGTCGCAGCGTCTTGTTCTTTCTATCCAGCGCACCATATCAGCACGATTGAAGGCGGGATGGTTTCCTCCAATATTGAGGAGATCGTCCAGATCGCTAGGTCTTTTGCCTGGTGGGGGCGAGGTTGTTATTGTGTAGGATCCCAGAACAAACTGGCCGGTGGTGTCTGCGGTGCCAGATTCGATCGATGGTTGGAAGGGTACGACCAAGATGTCGATCATAAGTATGTCTTTGGCGTTCAGGGATACAACCTCAAGCCTGCCGACTTGCAGGGGTCTATTGGGTTGGTACAACTGACTAAGCAAGACGAGATACATCGCATCCGTCGTAGCAACAAAGCTAGACTTCACGAGATCTTCAGTCAAATTCCTGGTGCTCGGGTTATTGAAGAGAAAGAGCATGCAGAGACAAGCTGGTTCGGTGTTCCCATCGTGTGTGATGACCACAAACACCGTCTTGTAAAATATTTAGAGGACCATAAGGTCCAAACAAGAAACTATTTTGCAGGAAATATCCTAATGCATCCTGCATATAGACACATTGAACCGGCAAGAAACTATCCCAACGCATGTAAAGTCCTTGACAATGTATTCTTTGTTGGGTGTAGTCCGGTTATCACTGAACCTATGTTAGAATACATAGGTGAGGTTGTTTCTAATTACGTATCTGAAAATTACTGATGGCAAGACAAAAGCGAGCTTTGGTATTGGGTGCCGGTGGTTTCATTGGCAGTCATATGGTGGCAAGACTGAAGACAGAAGGATATTGGGTGCGTGGTGTAGACATCAAGTACCCTGAGTTCTCGAAGACAGAAGCAGATGAATTTGTTCAGGGAGATCTAAGGGATCTCCGATTCGTTGAACGAATCATTGAGTACAAGGGAACGCAAGGTAACTTCTATGAGTCAGTGCCTTACCAGTACATCGATACGTTTGATGAGATCTATCAGTTTGCTGCCGACATGGGTGGTGCTGGTTACATTTTCACTGGTGAGCATGATGCTGACATCATGCATAACTCTGCTAGCATCAATCTGAACCTGCTGGAGTCTGTTCATAAATTCAATCAGACTTTTGATGGTCGTCAACGGGAGTGGACAGAGGCAAACAGACCTGCTAAAACACAACCTACGAAGATCTTCTATAGTTCTTCGGCATGTATGTACCCTGAGTACAACCAACTAGACCCTGACAATCCTGATTGTCGTGAAGAATCAGCATACCCTGCAGCACCAGACTCCGAGTATGGATGGGAAAAACTTTTCTCAGAACGTCTCTACTTTGCTTACAACCGTAACCATGGTATTCCCGTTCGTGTTGCTCGTTATCATAACATCTTTGGTCCCGAAGGAACATGGGACGGTGGAAGAGAGAAAGCACCAGCTGCGATCTGCCGCAAAGTTGCTTACCTCCCGCTCTCAGGTGGAGCAATCGAGGTGTGGGGAGACGGCTTACAGACTCGTTCCTTCCTGTTCATTGATGAATGCATTGAAGCGACTCGAAGACTGATGAAGAGTGACTTCATGGGTCCCGTCAACATCGGTTCAGAGGAGATGGTTACTATTGACCAACTGGTTGATACCGCTGCTGCAGTGGCACGTAAAGACGTGCAGAAGATCCACGTAGATGTTCCTCATACTGGTGTCCGTGGACGCAATTCCAACAACGATTTGATCCGAGAGAAGTTGGATTGGGATTACTCACAATCACTTGAAGAAGGGATTGCGAAGACTTATAATTGGATCGTGTCTCAAATCGGAAAGAACCTAGAGGGTCAATGAATACAACTTACAACTATGAGCGGGACACACTAGTCCATCCCTTCTCAGGTCACACTAAAATCTTTGACAACTTCTCTCAAGCATACCAGGACATCTTTGTCCTCAGTATGCTCAAGGGGAAACGCAAAGGAAAGTATGTTGAGGTTGGTGCTAACCACCCTCAGGTCATGAGCAACACCTTCCTACTGGAGACTGCTTTCGCTTGGCGTGGGTTCTCGGTAGAGATTGAGCGATCAATGTGTGAGGTCTTCAATGGAGACATGGCACGTCAGAACCACTGCTATGAAGCAGACGCTACCACGTTTGACTATGCAGATGCTATTGCTAAGGAGAAGTGGCAGGGACGTGTAGATTATTTTTCTGTTGACTGTGAACCACCTGAGGTTACTTTCAAAGCACTGAAAGCATTCCCACATGATACCTTCCGTGCCAGTGTCATTACGTTTGAGCATGACTCATACAAGGATGGTGATACCATTCGCGATCACTCACGTAAGTTCTTGGAAAAACTTGGTTACCAATTAGTGTGTGCCAGTGTATGCAACGGTGGTAATCCATACGAAGACTGGTGGGTTGATCCTAAAGTTGTATCGGAAGAGATCTGGAAACCATTTGAGTGTGTTGACCAGGAAGCAAAGAGTATTATCATCGGTCAATGAAGTTATCTCATTGGTATGGCAGACTGGGTAACAATATCCAGCAGACAGCGATAGGTTTGATGTGTGCCCAAGCATATCAAACAAAATTTATCCAACCATTGGAGCATGACATCATCGGAAGGTGGGAGCAACCCTTTGGGGTCAAACCTTCTGGGGTTCAAGGAAAGTTTTTTTATTACAACGGACCTTTTCATGAAGTTCCTATTGATGCTGGAAAAGTTTATACTGAGATGCGTGCGTTCTGTAAAGAATACGTTCGTCCGTATCTTTGCTTACCGAGAGTGGATGTTGATCCTGATACTCTTGTCATTCATATTCGGAGTGGAGATGTTTTTGACCAAAGGGTTGATAACCCTGGTCAATATGTCCCTAATCCTTATTGTTTTTACAGTACATTACTTGAGAGCTTTGATCGTGCAATCGTCGTTACGGAACCTGACCAATTCAATCCGATTGTTGAGGAACTCAAGTGGGATTCTAAGGTTACGGTCCAGTCTAAAAGTGTTGCGGAAGACTTCGCGACGCTGATGGCAGCAAAGCATGTTGCAACCTCTGGTGTAGGAACCTTTGCTATGGCAGCAGCATTGTGTAGTGAAAATATCACTGACCTTTACTGCACAAATATTTGCATCGAAGAGCATCTAAACTATAAGATGCTTTATAATACTGATGTTACCATCAACATGATGGTCCTGCAGGACTACATCAAGACCGGAGAATGGGCAAACACTGATGAACAAAGAGAATTCCTCTTTAGTTACAAGGTATAGACTCAAGGTTACTCATCAGAAATTGATTGAGAACCTGTGTTATGATATGCCCTACTATTTTTTCAAGGACTGTGCCTATGGCAACAAAGATCATGCCTTGAGAAAGGATATGAATCCGTACTTCAGTCATACGTTACTCCATGTCAATGGCACAACGTCTGACTTTTTCTACAAGATACCTTGGGATGAAATAGGTAAGGCAATCAACATGCCTAATGCCAAGATGACCAGGGCACACATGACCTTACAGTATCCAAGACCTGATGCTATAGGTGTACCACACAACGCTCACGTTGATGATCACAGACCACACATAGTGGCACTGTATTATCCCAATGAATCAGATGGGGAGACATACTTTTTTGACTCCTCTGGTAACGTGATACATACAGAAGAACCTGAACGTGGTAAGATTGTAGTCTTCGATGGCAAGACTTTACACTCTAGTTCTTCACCCTCATCTAATGTTCGATTCTCTTTGAATATAAATTATGGCAATCTATGATGTCTTTACGTTCTACAATGAACTTGATCTCCTGGAACTGAGGATGAACATCCTTGGTAATGTAGTAGATTACTTTGTTATCAACGAAGCAAACATTACCTTCACCGGCAAACCCAAACCCATGTACTTTGCCGAGAACCGTAAGCGGTTCAAGAAGTGGGAAGATAAAATCATCTATCGCGAGACGATTGATGACAATGAAACCCTAGAAAGTTATTGGAAGGATGTTCCTTATCATAGGAGCATGATGGAGGAAGACATCTACAAACTGCCACTGCCTTATCAGAGGGCATGCTTCCATAAAGACAGTGCCATCTATGCCCTGCTAGGCAAGGCAAAGGATGACGACATCATCCTTACGAGTGATGCCGATGAGATTGCTAACCCAGAGGCACTGAAGTGTATTGAGGAGTGGTTTGATCCTGCTCACCACTATGTCCTTACTGGTCCTCTGTATTACTACTACCTCAACGTCAAGTGTGAGGATCAGTGGATGGGAACACGAGTGTGTGACTTCAAGACACTGAAGACGATGAGTGTTGATAAACTCCGTCAGTCACACCAGGATGCATACAAACTTGCCAATGCCTCATGGCACTGGAGTTTCTTTGGTGACGCTGACACCGTGCGGCAGAAGATGGATGCCTATGAGCACCAGGAGAACAACACTGAGGAGTTCCGTTCCAGTATGGAGGACAGGATCAAGCACAACCTTGACCCATATGGACGCACCTATCTCTACCAACCAACTGTTGTGGAGATTGACGACACCTTCCCTTCATATGTGAGGGCACAGAAGAATCGTAAACTGAAAAAGTTTGTGAAAGTATGAAACTAATTTCGGGACCAGCGGTTGCAGACCTCTGTGATTATAGTTTTGGTGATCAGGCAGGCATGGTAGGGGGTGTCTACGGTGCCTTTATGAATGATGCAAACTCATCTAACACTGAGTTCTTGTGTGACAAGGAAGTCATCAAACTATTCATTGACAATGTGAGGTTGTACCATAGACCAATTAGGTGTGGTAATAAAAAAGATCAGGTGTGGATCAATGGTCTACAGAAACGTAATGATCTTATGAAACTATGTGCACAACATCCTGATAAAAAATTCATAGTCTTCTGTAACAACGAAGATACTCCTGTCAATTCTGACATCGAAATTCCTGACAATGTGTTGGGAATTTTTGCTGCAAATGCAGTGGGATTCAAAGATAAGTTATATCCATTCCCCTATGGTGTGGGTAGGAAATTGAGTGCTAATGATGAACGCCAAAGGATTCTGCTCTCTGCTATGGAGAACGATCCGAAACCCAGAAAACTTCTGTACATCAATCATGCAGAGCACACTAACCTCAGTGAACGTGGTAACATCCGTCAGATGTTCAACGACAGATCCTATGCCACCGTCTCAGACCGAACAGACTACGCCACATATGTCAGATCAATCCAAGACCACAAGTTCATGATCTGTCCTCAGGGTAATGCCGTGGACTGTCATCGTAACTGGGAGGTTTTATACTTGAGGCGTGTCCCTATCATGCTAAAGAATGATTATCTTCAGGAGTTATACAAGGACTATCCTGTCATGTGGGTAGATGACTTTGGTAAAATCAATAAAACTATTCTGACAGATGGTCAAGAACTAGTAGACCGGGCTAGGAATATCGACATCAATCTGCTAGACTTGTACTCAGTATTCAACAGAGCAGTGAAACGTGCAAAAAATTCCTGATGTCACACTGCTGATGCTTGCTGACGTAGACATTCCTGAAGCTGTCTATGCGGTAAATAAGTCATGCGAGTCTATTGAATGGGGTGCTGTCAAATTTCTCGGCAGCAAGGGAAGACCGGAAGGTCTTTGTGATCAAGCACAGTATGAGGAAACTTATCCAATTCAAAGCATCAATGATTTCAATTTTTATTGCATATATAACCTTATCAATCATATTCAGTCCACGCATTGCCTCCTTATTCATCCTGATGGTTTTGTTATTAGACCTTGGCTTTGGGATAGCACGTGGTTACAGTACGACTACATCGGTGCCCCCTGGAGAGACGACCCTACCGCCTTCCTCGATCCCTGGGGTAAGAACCAACGAGTCGGCAATGGGGGATTTTCCCTACGTTCCAGAAAACTACTGGAGGTCCCCAAGCGTGTAGTAATACCTTGGGAAGTCAACGAAGGAAACTTCTACAAGCATATGAATGCCGGACTATATAATGAGGACGGAAACATATGCGTTCACAACCGGCATCTTTTTGAGGAGCAGGGATGCGTCTTTGCTCCAGTGGAAGTTGCCGCTAGGTTCTCTAAAGAAGTAGAGTGCCCAGAACACGAAGGTGTTGAGACCTTCGGTTTTCATTATCATTTTCAAGACATCCGATGACAGTCAAATATTATCCTCTGTGGTGGAACCCCTGGCAAGACAAGCATCTTGATCTAGGTTCAAAGACTGTCAGTATCTCTATTGATAATCTTGATTATGATCCGCAGGCAGACGTAAAGATTCTGTTCCTGGCAGAACCATACTCCATCCTCCCTACAGTTACTGAGGGAGCACTCCGTGGTGCTTATCACTTTGATAAGATCTACACGTTTACGGAGAGGATGCTAGATGAATACCCTCAAGCAGAATTGTTTGAGTGGGGATCTAGTTGGTTGAACTTCCCTGACTTGCTTATCGACAAAGGTAACAACGTTACCTTCGTAACTAGTGAGAAGAATCAGACTGTGGGTCACCGCATGCGTCTGGATATTTTTGAAATGCTCAAAAACATTGACGTATCAAACGGACTCCAGTATTATGCTCATAAGTCTCCTCCTTTTCACCAAAGGAGAAATGACTTCTTCGAGAATGCGAAGTTCCATATTGCAGTAGAGAATTCTAGACAAAAGAATTACTTTACTGAGAAGGTCATTGATTGTTTTGCATCTAAGACTGTTCCTATCTACTATGGGTGTGACAACCTTGGTGATTGGTTCAACATGGATGGAGTGATTGTCTTCCACGACATGGAAGAACTTGAACTTATCCTGAAGCATCTGGATTCAGACAAGTATGACTGGAGGAAGGATGCTATTGAGGAGAACTATGAAATTGCCAAACGATTCCATAGTGACAATGACGTTGTTCCTAGGTTGACTAGGAAAATAAAGGAATTCGTAGGCAAATGAGGGTAAGCTATTGCATCCCGACGCATGACAAAAACCCACGGTGTCAGCAGTATCTGTTTGACATCTTTCACAGTCTGTCACTGCAAAAAGATATGAACTTCAATGTTTGGGTGTCAGATCATGGCACATCAAACAAAGTTCTCCGTGCGTGTGAAGAGTATGATGATCTCTTTGAGATCAATTACGTTCAGAACCCAACCAAGATCGGTAACATTTCTGCCAATACTAATAACGCTATGCGTTTGGCAGATGGTGACATCTTGAAAATTATGTTCAGTGATGATATGATTCTAACCAAGAATCTTACATCAGAATTAGACCGTGTGTTTACTGATGATGTAACCTGGGCAGTGACTGGGTATGCTCACACCTTAGATGATGGTAAGACCCACTACAACCCTAAGATTCCTGTCTATAACAACCGTCTGCTAGAGGGTGTCAACACCCTCAGTTCTCCATCTATTCTTGCTCTCCGTAATGGTTGTGGCGAATACTTCGATGAAGAACTCACCATGCTGATGGATTGTGACATGTTCTACAGGTTGTATGAAAATTATGGAGAACCTGTAGTGTTACCCCACTACCACATCTCTAATCGTGAACATCCACATCAAACCCAGAGGCAGTATGAGCATCTGATGGAATCTGAACTTGCATATTTGAAGGAGAAGCACAACACATGATTGGATTCAATCACCTAGGTCGTCATGGTCGTTTGGGAAACCAGATGTTCCAGTATGCAGGTCTCCGTGGTATTGCTGCTAAGCATGGGTATGATTTTTGCATCCCACCCAGTGACTTCAAAGATGAGTGGACAGACCATCAACTGTTTGAGTGTTTCAAACTCCCTGGTCTGACTAACATCGCAGTATGTCCTGGACCTTACGTACAGGAAGGACACTTCCACTTTGATCAGAAATTGTTTGACAACATGCCTGATGGGCATAATGTCTACGGGTATCTGCAGAGTGAGAAGTGGTTCATGCACATTGAATCAGAGATCCGTGAGGACTTTGAATTCAAGAACAATATCAAG